GGCTTCGGTGAATCGGTCTTTCGTTTGCGCCAACAGCGCATCGAACTCACCCTGGCCGATCACGCCCGCCTCCAGCGCAGCGGTGATCGTCTGGATGCTCTCGGCGTACTCCTGTGCCTCGGGACTCACTTGCTGGAGCGAGACGCGCAGCGCATCGAGGTCGCTGGCAACCTGTTGCTCGCGGGTACGTTGCTCCCGGATACGGGACTGTGCGTCCAGTTGCTGTTGCGTGGCGATCAGGTTCTCCCGGATCGCTTCGGTCTGCTTTCCGATGTCCTCCGCGCCAGCCGCCGTCAGCGCGTTGACCTGCTCCTGAACAATCGCGTTGATCCGCTGCTCATTGGAGAGCTGTCGGTAGGCCTCTTCCGACTCCCGCAGTGCGGCGGTCAGAGCCTCCTGATTGCGGAACTCTTGGTATGACTCTTGCATCATGCGCGTGACTTGATCGCGCACTTTCGCCAGTTCTTTCTCGGCGTCGGTCAGTTCGGTGGTCGCCACCGCCGCCTGTTCGGTGCGACCGGTGTGCTGATCCATTGCGTTCGTCAGCCGCTCCAGTTCGACTTCCTGGCGCTGGATTTCAACCGTTAGCGCAGCCTGACGCTGCGTCTCTTCTTCGATGCGCGATGCCTGCGCCTCACGGCCCAAGCTACCGCCGCGCACGCGCCCGCCTTGCATCCGCTCCAGCCGCTGTTCGGACGCCTCGATCTCAGCCCGCAGTTGCTCGATTGCGCTGGTGCGTCGCTGGATCGCAGCGGGTAGCGCGACGCTCAGATATTCCTTCTCGGCCTCGGTGAGGTTGCCGATCTTGCCGATCAGTTGATCCAGCGATCCGGAATACTGATCGGTCGCCACAGTCGCGCTATCCGCCGCGCTTCGGAACATGGCCAGCAGACTGACCACGCCGAAAATCAGGCCAGCCGGACCGCCCAGCACCGTCAGCCCACGCGACAGCAGCGTTGCACCAGCCGCCGCACCACGCAGCCCCATCGCCAGTTGCCCGAGCGCGGCAGCGCCACGGGTTGCCCAGCCGACTAAGTTCATCGCCACCAACAGCCCGACAATGCGCACCAGGTTGCCGATGATCTCGGTATTGTCCGCAGCGATCCGCAGCAGGTCCGTCAGTAGCTTGACGAACGCGGTCATCTCCGGGAGTAACTCGGTGCCGACGCCTGCGCCCAGCTCAAACATCTGGGTCTGGAACCGCCCGATCTCAGCCGCGAGGCTGCCAGCCGCGTCCTGTGCGCCTTGGCCGAATGCTGCCCGCATCTCTTCCGCAAGCTTGGGTAGCAGGTCAACCGCAAGCAGTTCGCCTTGTTCCAGCATCTTGTTGAGTTCTTGGGTAGTAACACCCATCGCCCGAGCGGCCATGTTGAAAGCGCCCGGGACGCGCTCGCCGAGCTGCTGGCGCAGTTCGTCGGCCGAAACATTACCTTTGCTGATCATCTGCTGAAGTGCCATCAAAGCGCCTTCGGTCTGCTCGGACGACAGCCCCAGCGCCCGCGAGGCTTCGGCAACAGCGGTGAACACCTCGCGTGCGGCCTCGCCTTCCAGCGCCGTGCCCTTCGCCGCAGCGGCAAACTGACCGAACTGCTTGCCCACCACTTGCAGGTTGAAGCCGAGCCGGTCGGCTTCTTCGCGCAGAAACTCCATCTCGGCAGCCGCGCCCGCCGTGCTGCCAGTGGCGACCTTCAAGACGTTCTGCATGGCCTGCATCTGCATGGTCATCTGCGCCATTTCGCGCACGATCAGTGCCACGCCGAGCGATGCAAACGCATTTCTCAAGACGCTCAGTTCGTTGCCGAGTTTTGCGGATGTGCGGGTTGCTTTATCGCCAGCGCCAGTAAATCGACCGAGCGTGTCCCTCGCCTTGCCAGTCGAGCGATTCAGTCCGTCCGCACTATCGGATGCACGGTCAGTCGCGGGAATAAATCGGCCCAGCTTGTCCCGAGCGCGTCCTGCGGCTTTCGCCATCCCGTCGATGTCTTTGGCCGCTTTGACAATCTCGGTCGTGTCCGCCTTGATTCTTACATTGCCTAGATCAGCCACGGCGGACACCTCTTTGTTTCTGGCGGCGCTGCTGGAACGCCCGGAACTGACTCAGAATCTTACTAGCCACACTGCTTCGGTCGACGTATTCCGGGTCGATCCACGGCGGCGGGCAGGTTGCCGCCTTGCCGCGTTCGTACTGATCGACGTAAGCCAGGGACAAGTCCCTCACGGCCTGCGCCTCGAAAGGGTCAAGACTGATACCCACGGCGTCCTGCCACGCCAGCATTTCCCGCCAAGACAGCGGCGAGAAACCCATCCCAGAATGCTCGACCGGACCGGCGGCGAACAGGTACTCGATCAGCTCCGGCATCGGCCCCATGGGCGGGAGAGCGCCAACGTAGCGCTTCCCCCGCGGCTCGCGCCCCTTTTCTGGCGTGCTGTCTAGCCACGCCCGGAACCGGACCCAGACTTTTGCGGCTTCGACGCCGCCGCGATAAAAAAAGACCGATCGGCCTGGTGCTCATCGACCTGCTCCGCGATCCATGGGAAGCGGGTGTACAGCATCCGGGCATTGTCCTCGGAGAAAGCAACCGCCTTGCCTTCCAGTTCGATGTTGCCCCAGTCGAGCGTTTTCGCCACGCGGGAATCCATCGCCATCTCCTCGATCTCGTCGAAGTCGATGCTCTGCTTTCCTGCCTGTCGCAGTTTCCGCCGCATGACTGACTGGCGCTGCTTGGCGATCTTGGAATCCGGCCCTGCTGACTTGATCCATGCGTCCATCGGCTCACCGGTTGCCGGGTGCTTCAGCGTCAAGACCGAGCCCTGATCGGAGCCTGCTATCGTGTCCAGTTCGTCGAGTTTCATGCTGTCATCCTTTTGCTGTCGGTGCTGTCAGTGTACCTGAAAAGAGCGGGACAGCGCGGCGACAGCGGACCGCGCCATCCCTACCGGGCAAGCCCGGATTAGGTTGCCGCCACCTCCACGATGTCGGTCGTGATTTCGATCATGACGCTTGCGCTTGTGATCTGATCGACCGATCCGACGTTGGTGGTGTAGGACATGACCACGCCCGCAAAGTACAGCGTGGTGCCGTCCTGAAGCACGATCTCGAAAGCAACAGGATCGTCAGAGTCCAGCGCAGTGATGATGTCCGCCTGCCCGGCGTCGCTCGGGACACGAGCCACCGTCATCGCCACCTGGCCATCGTTGTAGCTGCCCTTGCGCTTGACCGTGCGACGCGCCCCGAGCGGGTTGTGCGTGACAAGCGAATATTCCCGACCGATTTCACCCAGATCGGTCACTTCGCCAATTTCAGCGTATGTCAGCGCACCGTAGCCGCTGGCGTCGTAGGTAGCAGGAAGGGTGCTGCTGATTCCAACCGTAGTGCCGGCAGAAGTAAATGCTCCGGAAATGCTCATGATTCAGTACCTCTCGCGAGTTTTGCCCGGTAGCCGAGCGTGATAACGACAGAATACCAGCCGTCCTGCGCGGCCCCAGGTTGCCGCTGTTGGCTGGCAATGGTCGCTGCTTGTCCGTCGTATTCAACCAGCGAGCCAATCGGAAAGGCGCGGAAAATTTCCTCGGCCTTTGTCTTGATTGCAATCGCGCCACCGTTTACTGGATAGCGCAAGATTGCTTGAAAGATGCCGTCAGTAATATCACGGCTGCTCAGATCGTAGCCGGTCACGTCGTTCGCCAGCGTCGACAGTTCGACGTAGGCGGTGCCGGTGGTCGGCGTGTACGGCAAGTTCTCGTGTGCAATCGGCAGACCGAACGCGCCATCGACAAACGCCTGAACGAACGCTTGGTCGATCTTAACGGCGGACACGGCGTGCCTCCTGTTCGACCGTGCGCTCTAGCCTGGCGATATTCCGCCGCGCCATACCGTCGCGTTCTTCCCAGACCTCAGCGTACGGCAGGTTGTTTGACAGCCAATTGACGCGCCCGGCCTGCACCGTCGCCAGCACGTCGGCCTGTGCCGATCCGCCCGGCGATCCCTGCGGCACGGTGTCGAGCCGGTCGGTCTCGGTCGTCACTGGATTGTCCAGGCTAACCTGCCAATTGCCCCGCAGCCGCCCGGTGTCGACGCGGGTATCTCGGATGATGCCATTGAACAGATCGACAATCGTCGCCCGCGCCACGGTGTTCACGTCTTCTTTGAGCGCCTTCGCCAGCCGCTCGATGTCAGCCTGAAAGAGCTGCGGCGTACTCATGCCCGCACCCTCACAAAGTGCGCCAAGTCCGTGCCCGCCGGACTGCTGGTCTGCACTTCTTGGATTGCATACGTTGCGCCGTCAACCGTGACCGTATCGGTCAGCCGAGGCTCGATTTCAGTCGCTTGA